GTAGTAGCTGAAAGATAAGTATCAAATGTGTCAATATTAGTTTGACGCATTGTACCACCATCATTAGTTAGTAGCCCATCTCCTGATGCTACAGTTGTAGTACCTACTGTACTGCCACCGTCAAGGAGGTTAAACTCTGCTGCAGTTGCTGTTAAATCCGTACCTGCAATAGATAAACTTGTAGCATTAACAACACCACCTGAACTATATATAACACCTTTGCTATTTACTATTGTACCTGCACTTGCACCATCTAACACATTAAGTTCTGCACCTGAAGCTGTTAGTCCTGTTACGTTATTAGCTTGACCTGCTACCGTATCTGTATACGCTTTTACAGATTGTTGTGTAGGTATAAGAGTTGCACTATTGCTACTCATATCGTCTTCGTCAACAAATGCTGTTACTGTTATTGTGCCGTCACTTAAATTAGCAAATGTTGAAGTGCCTGTTGTAGTAAAATTTCGTATTCCTGTGTAGTCTTTATTAGAATCTAGTATAACAGCCTTAGATGCAATAGCAGTTCCTACTGCAGTGCTACCTAAATCTAATGCATTTAATTCACCAACAACTGCAGTAATCCCATCTAATGTATTTAATTCAGTAACATCTAAAGTAGCACCATCTAGTATATTTAACTCAGCAGGAGTAGATGTAATTGCTGTATTACTTGCTGCTGCTAATAAAGCTAAAGTACCACTTTGATTTGGTAAGTTAATTGTACGGTCTGCTGTTGGGTCTACAATACTAAGAGTTGTTTCATGTGCATCTGCTGTTGCTCCCTCAAATACAAATGCGTTCTGTACATTTATAGTTTGAGAAGATACTGTTGTAGTTGTACCTGTTACTGTTAAGTTACCTGCAACGGTAAGATTATCTCCTACTGTAACTTCGGATGTACCATGACCTATAGTTATCGCTGTTCCTGATATACCTGTACCAATAGATACAGACTCACTACTATTTGCTGTGTCTATAATAAGATAGGCATCTGAACCTTGTTTAATTGTGAGGGCAGTTGCTGAGTTATCTGTTACAGCTAAATTTATATCTGTTCCATCTGCACTTATAGAGTCAAGAGCAATGTTTCCTACATTAGTTATATCAGCATCACCAAAAGAGGTTGCTGCTAGTGTTGATGTTCCTGCTACTACCAATGTACCACTAACATCTAAATTACCATTTACATCAATTAAAGTTGAGTTGAGTTCTATTTCGTCATCTGCGTTAATATCTAAATCACCATCTGCAGGTGAACCAATATTTATTGCAGAATCACGAAACTGAATTACCATTGCGTCATTAAGCAACACACCTGCATCTGCAACATGCGTTAACTTTACGTCTTGGTCATCACCTAAATTAATAACAGCACCATCTGCTAAAAATAAATCACTAAACTCTAAAGCCGTTGTACCTAAAGCAGCACCATCAGATGCATCAGGAACAAAGGCTGTTGTTGCTGTTATTGTTGTACCTTGTACTGTACTAGCTCCAGTTATAGCTCCTGTTACCCCAAGAGTACCTGCAACTGTAGCATTAACATCTACGTCTAATGTATCAATATGAGCCGTACCGTCAAGATATAAATCTTTAAATTCTAATGATGATGTACCTAAGTCTACATCACTGTCAGTAACAGGGGCAATAACTCCATCTGCCATAGTAAATTGAGCCGTACCACCTGCTGTGAAGGAAAGAACATCTGCACCACTAAAGAATAGTCCACAGTTTGTGTCACCTGTATTTGTAATAGAAGGAGCACTAGCAGACCCATCAGGTATAGAAAGTATACCCCCAAGAGTAGTTGCACCTGTTACACCTAATGTACCTGCAACTGTAGCATTAACATCAACGTCAAGTGTGTCTATATGTGCTGTTCCATCCAAGTACAAATCTTTAAACTCTTTAGAAGCTGTACCTAAATCTATATCGCTATCTGTGGTTGGTATAATACCACCATCCTCAATAGTAAGTTGTTCTGTACCTCCTATATCAAATCTAATTTTATCTTCATCTGTAGATTCTTCTACTTGTATTTTAGTGTCACCATCAGCATCTTTCATTACGGTAATAGGACCACCTTCGGCTGCTGTACCATCATGGGTATGCCCACTACTGTTATTAAATACAGCAAGTAGTTCATCAAATTCATCGTTAAATGATTTAGCTTTAACTACATTAGTTGCCTGTATGTCGGTTTCACTTTGTCGGGTATAACCTGCCATTATCTTACATCTCCTATTCCATAAGTAACTGTGTATCCTTGAATACTGTGACTTGCTTTTGTATCATTAGTAACATAACTAAATGAAATTGATTTACCTGAACCTGTAAATGCAGTTCTTTCTACAGGTGATGGATTACCATCATATATATCTCCTGTTGTATCATTGTCTCCACCATATATAGCTATGTTTGTGCCTGTATTAAAAAATGCTGCAGGATCATCATTTGATATTGTTGAGTCTGCAGGTTTTGAAACTTCTGTATTATCATAATCATATGTTACGCCAAGTGCAAGTGATATAATTCCTTCAGCTTTCATATAGGTAGATATACTATAATAATTTTTACGTACTTCAGGGTCTTGCATATACACAAAAGGTGTCTTATATATACTTAGTATTTTACCTGTGTCAAAAGCATTACCTGATTCTTGTGCATATACCTTACCAGAAGAGTCTCCATGTATTACTATTTCTTCTTGACCTAAATACCCACTTGCTGCACATACACATTCTAATCCTGATAATGTGCCAAACTCAAAACCATAACCTTCTCCTACTTGCCTTAGTCCACCTATTATACCTTCAGAGTTTGTAGCAGAAAACATATATCTAAATTGCGACTTCTTTTTTATTATAACAGAAGATAATGTAGAAAGTACCTCATTATCTAGTGTTCCATTAATTGTAGATTGTATATTTTTAGATAGTGTTTCTAAGTTAACATCACCAATTTTGTTTGTACCTGAAATTGGTCGTATGCCATCTGGAGATAAAAATATTAAATCACCACCTATTTCTACAACACTATCTGTAGCAAGACAACCTAAGTTAGTTGTAACATTTTCAACTGCAAAAGTTTCTCCTGTAACTCCTGTTATTCTTTTTATATTATTTGTACCAAATACATACAAAGCATTACGAAAAGGTTTTATTGCAACTACTGGAAAACCTACAGCAATAGAACCTGCACCTTCATCTGGGTCAAAGTTATGTTCATTATCTGCTGCACTATAATATATTATATCTTCAAATAAAGGGTCTCCTGCTAACCATACTCTTTTAGAATGAATAGCGGAAAATTTAGAATCTGTTGGGCAGGATGCATGTAGTATCTGTCTATAGTTTGTTCCATCGTAAATAGCAACAGGGTTTATTCCATCTGTTAGAACTACTTTAGGAGAACTGTTAAAATTAAATTCTGAAAATCTAACTTTACTAACACCTGTCATTGTTGGATCGGACGTTCTATAAAATCCTGTACCTGAACCAACTTCTATATTTCCTGTAACTGCACCACTAGAAGCTATTTGTGTTATTGTATTAAAATAATTTGTACTTGTTACTGTAGCATCTGCTGCAGGTCCAGTAACTACCTCTTCTAGTGCTGTACCTAAATAGTCTGTTCCTGTAATTGTAAGTGTTATACCCGATACGTCACCACCTGCAGAAAATACAGTAACCTGTCTAGGTTGTTGTGCTGCAGAGGTAGTAAAGTTAACAGACCCTGAATCTGCTAATGCTCCATTAATAGTTAGGTTAGCTGCACCTGAATTTGTTTGTGCTGCACAGACACCGTTCCTATCATTTGCTACAACATTACTTGTAACGGCTGTCCATCCTATAACTGCAGGAGCACCTGTTATATTTGTACTGTTTGTAAAACTATCATCTGAAATATGTTTACCATTTGTAAATACTGAAGTTGGTATTCTTCCAAAGTCAACAACTATTGTGTTTGAACTTTTTGATATTAATACTCCTGTTACACCTGTTGATGTAGTTGCATCATTTGCTGTAGTACGTTCTGTAAGTGTTTCTCCTACTGTTAAGTTTGAGTCTGAATTAACCGTAAAACTAAAATAATAATTCCAATGATTTAAATAATTACTTCCTGATGAGGGTGTTCTACATCCTAGTATACCTTGATTTACTCCATTTGCTACAGCTACTCCTAAAATAGAACCACTACCTGTTATTGTTCCGTAGCTATGTGCAAATCCATTTATCTTTCTATATCCACCTTCAAGGTTAGGTTCATAGTTAACTAACTGAATAGCTGAACCTGTAAAGTCTGAACCAAGAGTTAGTACATCACTTCCTGTATTTAATCCTCCCCTAGCTATTGCTTTAAACGTGGCTACTGTATCTGCCATTAGGTTGTTAAACTCACTGCGTTAGAAGAAAACTTTGACCTATTAATAACAGTAGACCTTATATTGATAATGTCATCTAATAATAGTCTACGCATTACCTTTATTCCATCTTGAAATTTTTGATTATGTATTTGGGCACTTTGTTCATTAGACCTAAACCTCATCATATAAACCATAGCACCATCTACGACTATGTATCTAAATCTATCAGGTATAAGAGTTGTGTCTGATTCTAAATTTAAATCTGCGGGAAATTTATAATATATATAATCTACTATATATGATGCATCAGGTATAGGTGTAACACCAAATTTTTCTTCTGCTGTTTGATAGACTATACTAGGAGCACTGTATCCACCAGTGCCCGAACTATCATCTAGTGCTCTATAATTTTGTGTATATTCTTCAAATGAAATAACAGGCAGTGACTTTGCAGTATTTAATGCACTTGTTAATTGGCTTACATAAAAAGTATCCCAATCAACACTTGCCATGTCTGTTGGAAAATCATATGTAGCTGTACCTGATGTTAATGTTTGTGATTGTGCAGTTTTAAGAAAGGGAAACTGATGTCCATCTTGTAATATTTCTCGTATTGAATTATTTATTGCATCTTTAGCAATTGCCTGTACATTTTTTGCTGTTGCAAAATTAGCAGCAGTTAACTGTACTTCGTTTATCCTACGTAGTAAATCATTTGTTAGTGCTAAATATGTTGTAGACATGTTGTGTCCTTATATGTATAAGTAAGAGGGCAAGTTTCCCTGCCCCCTTAAATAGATTATGCTAAAGCGTCACGTGCAGCTTCAGATGGCACTTGATCGCCTGTATCTGAAACATCCATCAAAACTGCAAATACTCTTATTACACCTGATACAGGTCCAGTTGTAGCAGCTTGTAACTCTAAATCAAGAGTGTCGGCTGTTTCAACAAGAATATTTGAATCGTCTGTTGGAGTTGCATAGTCACCTGCTGCTGCTGCGTCAATATCAAACGCAGTAACAAAAGTGTCTACCGCACCGTGCGTGTCACTAAAACCAAGATGCATAGTACATCCTGCAGCACTACCATCCATTACAGTAGTTACCTGATATCCTGCTTGAAGAACAAGAGTATTCGCAGGAATACTAATTGCTTCAAAGATATCATTGGCTGCAAGAGCAGTACCTTTTTCTGTTACAGAGGTTGCCATGTTAATGGTATTTTGAACGTAATAAGGCATACGTCCTCTGTTACTCATTCCTCTAGCTGCTTGGAGTTCGCCATTTACTGTAGCCATTGCTTAATCCCCCCTTATATACTAGAAACATATAACGCACGAGTCATTGACTCAGGACGTAATATTTTTCTGCCATATAGATGCATACCACGAACAATATCAGCAAACGAATCAGGGTCTCTGTAAGTTTCTGTTTTATTGATTTGGTCTGCTGTCGCAACAGATGAACTGTGACC